TTGCTCCGTAAAGCGTCACAGTTGCGCCATTATCTAAGATACCGCTACCAGCTAAACCAGCAGCGCCACCGCTTGCGGCTGTGCCAGCTTGACCCCAATTTCCTCCAGCGCCGCCATCTGTCGCACCGCTAAAACCTATTCCGCCTGCTCCACCAGATCCAGCTATGTCGCCATTAAAACCGTTTTGCGAATCTATATCAAGTGGCAAATTGCTTGTTGACTCACCGCCAACACCCGGCAATCTACCTGCACCGCCACCGCCGCCACCGCCGTTAAAATGCTGATCACTCACTTCATAATCTGAGCCACCGCCACCACCACCGCCGGGCGCTCTGATGTAACCGTCTGCTACTGGGTACGCTGCGCTAATTGCTGAAGTGTCACCGCTGAAATAAATATCAGTATCAACGCCTTGCGCATCATAAACAATACCGCCGCCTTTGCCGTTTCTTTCATTATTTCCGCCAGTGCCGCCTGATGCCTGACCATCAAAGCCATCGACTAATATTATTATTATTTTTGATCCTGCTATTATCGCTGGTGGCACATCACCTGCTCTGAAAGCCACATCACCGTATGAGTAAGAACCTTTGAAAATAAACGTGTGTGTGAATGGTGTGGAAGGCGCACCAATAGAACCGTATAAACTGTAGCCATTACCGATTGGATTATCTATAACACTCTCAGAGTTATTGCTAAAGGCCGCTTCATAGCTCATAGCAGTACAATCATAAACGCGTCCAAATTTTGTGTACTTTGGCATTATTTTTGTAATCTGTGCGCGTAATTGTGTCGAGGGTAAACCGCTGGCAGACTGTATAGAGTCAGCGTTTATATCTATTACATCGCCTGTTTTAAATGTCAAAAAGCGTTCTTGTGTAGTCCACTTGTAATTAAAAGGCGTAAACTTAAATCGTGCCACATACCTTTGTGTCAAAAGGTTGGCAGCATTTGATCCAATCAAAACGTTATTATCAAACAACTTATCTTTGTGTTCTTTGTATAGCGCCTCGCTGATCACTTCGTTATTTGTGTTTTGTGATGCCTTTGCAAAGCTGGATACATCATCATTATCTGCTAAATTACTTTTGTCATAAACTACCAAAGCTCTGCTGGCTCTGAGCGAGTCAACCGCTTGATCTTTTAAAGTATAAGCATCAATTTCCTTGCCTTCGGTCAATGCTGCGGTTGATTCTTTCCAAACGCTAATGGCTGATAATTTCGCTTTGTTATCTATTTGATCGAACCACATATCCATCAAAAAGCCTGTCAATATCGATCCAAGTTTTTCATTAACGCTCTTTGATTCACTGTGTAGAGTGTTGATTTTATCTAATGCGTGCCACTCTAAAACTTCGGCTGCCCAGTCAACAGACGGTATCAATAGAGGATCAAAATCAGATGCAACTAAAATGCGCGTCAATAGTGAATCAATGGTTTCATTATCTGACAAATCACAAATAAAAACCTCATCACCGCCGCTGTGACTGTCTGAGTTTGTAGTGGTTAATCTAACACCTGAAACGGGTGCTGTAATTGATGATCCTCTGGCTGCAACATTCAACACAGTGTTAGAGCCTAGGTTATTATCAACAGTGATAATCCGCATAAACTCGTCACCAATTCTAGCCGCAAACGCTGCACTGTAATCTGTTTGCCCATCAACAGGAATGGCTGTCACTGAATCGTCAATATCTTGACGCAGTAAGCCCCCAGCGGTCGGCGGCCACGTCTTCTCGCTCAAGTTAGCTAATGACAAGACATCCTTGCATTGCAGCGACCAAGTGCCGTTGTCGTTTGATTTGAATGACTCAATTATATAATAATGCGTTTCCGCCCCGTTAACTAAATCAATGCTGCCATCAGCTTCCAATCTGTAAAGTTTTAACCTAACATTTTTGTTAGTCATTATTTGTCTGGCATTCATTTTACCAAAAAAAGTGCCTTGCTTTTTGACTTGCTCAGTCACGCCTTGTGCGCCATCATTTGGATCAGCTATAAAGTCAGTAAATGTTATTGATAGTGAACCCCTTGCTGATAAACCATTGCCGGGTTTTATCTGTGTGGTATTTTCGTTTATGCTGTTAACACATCTGTAAATGTTGCTTGCTGGCAATAGTGGCGCGTCTGCGTTTGTGAATTTATAAGTTTTGTATTCATTTACCCAAGGCTGATCACATGTTAATGGTGTCCCAAAACCATCTGAACTGCCTATGGTGCAAGTGCCGTTTATAACTGGCAAGTCAAATTCAATTATTTCAAAATGCGTTTGATTTAAAATGCTTCTGCTTTCTTCAAATGTTGACATTATTAAAGCCCGTTATATGCAGTAAATTTTAAGGTTATAGAATCCAAGCTTCTAGTTTGCGGGTGCGCTTTTATAGTGTGTTTTGCATTAAAGCATATATAACTAGACTGCGGTTTGCTTGCAACTTCTTTGATAAAAAACGGCTGCTGATAACTGAAGTCCATAAATGTCTGCCACAAGCCTTCAGTGAATGATGCTGTCTCATTTGGTAATGACAAATTACCCATCAAAGGTTTATTTTTTTGTATTGAGCTGACTGGCGCTGCCAATAAATTTGTTGTTGTTTTTTCTTGTGCGTGCCTTAAAAGCCAACTTCTGGAATATCCAGCCTGTTCGCCAGTTGCGATATCTAAATGTGTTCCTGCTGCAATAAAGCTAACTGTCACTTGTTGCGTGTTTTGTGATGTTTGAAACTTGACTATTAAATCAGTAAACGACCTCAATGCAAATGTGAACATTATGTTGTGATTTCTTGTTATTGTTGCTGACTGCACTAATGTTGAACCATCGTAAAGCTGGACAGTTGATCCAAGATTACCAGATGAATTTTGCCCAGATATGCCGACATATGTTATGTTTTGAGTTAGTCCATAACTAACCGAGAAATAAGAGTTTTGAGTGCCGCTGGTATAATTTAAAGAGTGATCGGGGCTGGATATGTTTAATGGTATTTCATCAACGCCGGGTGATACTATTGTTGGCGTTCTGTCAATCAATACATTTGATGTAGAAATTGACATCCCATTTAACGCACCGCTAACCGCCGCATTATTTATAATTGTCATTAGGTGCGCCCTTCAGTCTGTGCTTTGTTTATCCAGTTTGCTAATGCTTGCCCGATTTCGTCACCATCTGGGACAGTTAAATTAAATGTTGTTTGCCCGGTATCAGTTGTATCTGTAAATTCTAATGATGATGTTTCCGGCTGAAAATCTGGTTGCTGTTGTGATGGTGGAGGTGCTGATGGTGTGCTAACAGATGATCCGCCGGGGCTGTTTGGTGATGATGATAAAATTGCAGCGATTTGTACCGCACCAGTGGCTGCTATAAGTGCAGCACTTGGATAATTTTGCTCAGCTAAAGCATCTGTTACACCTTCGGCAGTGTTCATAAATGCGTTTGAAGCCGCTAGCCCCTGTTTTATTTTATGCGCTGTTTTGCTGTTATTACCTAATGAAGTTAGCAAATCAGTCCCTTGATCCATCAGCTTTTTATTTGCAGATGTTGACCACTTGTTTTCAGTCTTTAAATTCTTATCTTTATTTTTTAATTCTTTCTTTTCTAGTAATTCTTTATTTTTTGCAAAGTCTCTTATTATTTCCAAACGTCTGGCATACTGTTCTTCTTCTGTAAGACCTAAATGCTCGCCTGCCAATAATAATCTATCAAGATCGTCTACAAATTGCTGGTCAAGTAATTCTGCGCGTGTCATTGAGAATTTACGCAGCCCTTCCAATTCGTCGCCAGTAAGTGATCCTGGCGCACCATCTTCGCCGCCTATCTCGCCACCTTTTAATCTTTTAGCGTTTTCTAGGCTTTTTTCTTGTTCTTGCAACACTGCAAGCTGTGCCTCTAATTCTTCTTTTCTTTCTTTTTCAGCCTTTAAAATTCTTTCCGCTGCCTTTGTTGCTTTGGGATTTAGACCTTTATCTATAATCCCTTTTTGCATGGCGATTTCTTTATTCGATGCCGCTATCTCTTTAGTGACGCCTGCTATTGACGTGATATTTTCAGCATCAAGGAAAGAATTAACAAAATCAATTATGGTTTGTGTGGCATCTGGTACGATTTCAATTATGTCATTAAAGAAGTCATCAAAAACTGGTGCAAGCGTTGCGCTTATCGCTGTTGTAGCATTGCCGATTGATGATGTCATCAGTGTGAAGGTGTTTGATACATCGCGCAATGCTTCTGCTTGTGTGCCCGTTATTTGTAAAGATTTGTTTACATCGTCAAAACGTTTTTTAAGTTCTTTTAACTCGCTTGAATTTCCTTTGAATAGTGGAATCAACATTGATGCGTCACTGCCTAAAGATTCCAATACAAACGTCATTTTGTCGCCAGACACGCTGGCATCTTCCATTCTTGAAACCATTTTGCCAAGTATTTCTTGAGATGATAAACCTTCAAATTCTTGCGCGGCTTCCCTTGCTTGATCTTTTGAAAGCTTCATCACATCGGCGTAATCTTGAAATGCTCCTGTTCCTGCTGCGCTAAACTCACCTATTTTATCCGCGATATCTTTGCTTATATCTGCAATTTTTTCAGCGTCAATACCATATTTACTGGTGGCAAATGATAATGCTTGAAAGTCAGAAGTTGAAGTCTTTGCTTGGCTGGCTAATAATTCAAGCTCTCGCCTGTTTTTTGCGGATGATAATGCCATGGCAGTTAATGCACTGGCTAAAACAACCAAAGCCTTGCCCGCCGTTATAACTACACCTGCCGCT